CTAGGCGGTTGATTGTTTTACGTCACCCTAGTTTATATACTTTCATATTGTTGTATTTTATATTTAGCTTTTATGCTCCTGTTGCAAATGCATTACTTGATACCGAAATTGATAAGACGGTAGCTGATAGTATTGTTTCATTGTGCAATTCAATTAAAATGTTTTTTATGATATTTGGTGCTGCAATAATATTAAGTATGTTATTTACTTTTTATATGTGCACCATGTTTGGTCGAAAATTGTCTAGAATAGTTGACTTTGGTTGTGGTACAGTCACCGCGTTTGGTGGCGCCATGCATGCTATGGTTGATGATACTAGAACAAGACTACATAAAAATGCTGATGATTCGTTATGGTGGTACAAGTGTTCTAAAATTCTTGATATGAGTTTGAGTCTTGTCAAACTATATACAGGTGTGATGGGTGGTACTTTTAGCGGTTGTGAAAATGTAAAATTTCACCGTGAAGGTAACCCTCGTTATGGATATCAAGATAGATTTACTGATAATGAACGGTATGATAAAAAGAAACGTGAATCTAAAGGTTGGATTTATAGTTTATTATGTGCCGTTGGTATTGGTTATTGGGCTTGTACTGGAGGAGTTCCACCTGAGGTTAAGGATGGAATTTTTGCATTTAGTAGAGTTCATGATGCATGGAAATTTGTTTCTTCTGTATCTGCTAAATGTTGTGATTATTTTAAAACTGGTCATATACCTGGTTGTACTTGTACTATTTGTGAAGTTATTGATGAAACAGTTGGTAGTACTTTTGAAGGTATACCTACGCCGTTTGACCGAAAGGTTGACCCTTTAGTTGAAGCTGCTAATAAGCGCTTTGACCAGCGTAATATTTTTCCTACTTCACAAGAAGGACTCAATAATATCATAATTGATGATGGTGAAGATGATTTTGAGAATTTACAGGTACCAGGTGTTGATGTGGCTTGTATAGGTTGTGGTTTATTACATATGACAGCTACTGCTGCTGCAAAATGTTTGGCTCGATCCTCTACTATGCAACATAAAAAGAGTGTTGCTCCTATTTTAAATCCTTTTTCAGATGATATTTGTTTAGATTATGATGAAAATGAGTTTGATCTTATGAGTAGTCGTTTTGTTTTGAAGAAACAACATATTACACCTGAAGATAGGAAGTTAATATATAAAGAGTTAAAATATAAGCAGAAGAAGCATGATACTACATTTCAAGCTGCATTGCGAGATTGGTGTGATAAGCATTTCACAGTTGAGAAATTAGATGATGAGGGTTCTTCGGGTGCAGGTATTGGTTTTATGCCAAAAGCTGTTCCTGATGTTGTATTAACCACAGTTGATTTTGATCCTAAAAGCGCAGCTGCTGAACGAGAGATGAAAAATTTTGATCTTAAAGAGCATTTGCGTAATATTAAAGAATCTTTATGTGGTTGTGAACCTGCTAAAAATAACTTTTGTGAAGCTTGTCCATCCAATTATGAACCTACTAGGCGAGATAGAAAATTTATACATGATAATTTTATTTCATCTCGTACTAATAAAGTTTTGAAATTTGTACCAGTTAAGAAGGAAAAAGAAGATAAAGTTGAGGTTGTTGAAGTTGAACTTAAACAACAGGTCAATTTTAGATCTTATTTTGGTACGTTCATGCACTATGGTCGTATGGTTACTTTAAGCCCTATGCGTTATGCTGTGGGTGTTGTTCGCGATTTTTGTGGTACATCACAAACAATTATTGTTGATAGTGTGGAAAGGCCAGTTGCACCCACTTTTAGACATAAAGTTGGGGATTTTATGCATAAGCATGGTGATAGTATAGCTTTGGTTGGTACAATTGTTTTTTATGGTGCTATAGGTATATTTGCTAATCGAGTACTTAAACGTACACCAGATTTAAAAACTGTAGTTCCAGTTAGAAATTCTGTTGAGTTAATTAAGGAATGTATTCATTATGGTAATTGTCCTGAATTTCCACTCAATGTTGATTCAAAAACTAACTGTGGTTTGACTTGTACTGGTCGAAATTGTATTCATTTTGCTGGTTGTGTTCCTACTTTGGTTAAAGAAGGTGTGACTAAATTGGCTAAGAAATTTGTTGCTACAAAGAAAGGTGGTTTTAATATTTACAATTATGATAGTAATGCTGTTATAGATGTGTCTGGCTTATCAATTCGAGTTGGTGATGCCGCATTTGTTAAATATTTGGAAAATATGCCATCTACTGTTCATAGTCAAAAGTTTCCTATGGGAGATCATGAAATGACAGTTGTTAGAAAACAAAGTAAAAATGAACGTATTAAGCCATTACCTCATTTGAAGAAAGAAACAATTAAAAATGTTGCTAAGCGATGCCGTTATTGTAAGGAAACTCATATAGGTCATAAAGGTTGTATGATAAATCTTGAATCTTTGAGGAAAGCTCATGCTGACTCAATTTTTGTTAAGTTGAGTCCTGAAAGTATTTTAAATGCTGCTCAAAGAATGAATGTTCATAAGTTTCACTCCAGAATGTTTAAAGTAATTGTCGATGGAGATTTTGTTAACAATGCTTTTTGTTTTGGAGAGAAGTTGATTACAACTTTACATGGCCTAAATTTTGTTGATGCTTTTAGTGTCGTTGGATGCAATGCTGTTTATAAGTTAACTAATCAATCTCAAGAGATTATAGATGAAGATTTAGTAACTTATAGGATGAATGGAGTTAGTGGTGAAAAATTAACTTTTGATATTCCAAAGGATGGTGAAGATTGTATGTTGTTAGCTTATGATAGTTTAAGTGATGCTGCTCCTAAGATATCTGTTGGTGTTATTAATGCCTTAGGATATCATACCTGTTCTTCAATAATAGGTAATTGTGGTGGTATTATTATAAATAATAAAGGTGCTATTATTGCTATACATAATGGTGGTTCGTCTTCTATAAATAAAGCGATACCATTGACTGCTGAACTGATTAAAGTCGTTCAGCAGGGTTTTCACTAGATTCCACGGTGCCGACTGGGTGGGATAGTGTATACTCTCCTCCTCCCATGAATTTTGACAAGTTGAAAAACTATGTCGAGACGATTAGTGGAAGAGAGTTATCCCCACCAGCGGCTGTAGAGGTGTATCCTGAATTACATCTACAGTACGTGAACCCAGTCTTTTTACCAACTGTTGCTCGTTTTGAAAAGTTTACTCAATTTTCCAATAAACGGAAGAAGGATATTTCATTTGGAATTTTTGATGTTCTTAATGGTGAGCAATCAGATGGACAGTGGAGTTTAGCACATCCTAACGTGGAGGCATATTATAAAAATATTGCCAAGTTCTGTAAGTCGCAAGTTGTTGATTATGATAAACTCGCATGGGCGTTTGCTACACAAGCTATAGAAGACCATTTTTATCTTTATTTAAAGGATAGTGGTATAGAGAGTTTGGAAGATAGCTTATCACGTTTAGATCTTAAGAAGTCACCTGGACCGCCTTGGAATTTAAAATTTAAAACTAAGGAGCAACTTATATCAGATGAATTGTTCTTGCGTATGTGTTCCGATGGTTGGAACCAATTGCTTGAAGCTGATAGAGTTTGGTTAACAGGTACAGCACTAAAAGAGGAAGTTCGTTTAACGGAGAAATTAAAACAAAATAAAATACGTATATTTAATCCACAATCTGCTGACCTTAATGTTTTAACTAATAGGTTGTGTGGTCAATTTAATGATAAATTTACGGAGTCACACTTAAAGACTTTCTCGTGTGTTGGTATTTCGCCATTTTATGGAGGTTGGAATCGTTTATATGAGAAATTAACACCACCTGATAAACCCAATAAGTTTGAAGGTGATTATTCTGACTATGATTCTTCTCTTGGTGTTTATCTTATGATGATGGTGTGTAAATTTAGATTTAAATGTTTACCCCAAAATGAGAAAACTATGGATAATTGGAATAGATTATGTAATTTGTATCGTAATATTATATTTTCAGCTATGGTATTAATTGATGGTACTATTGTTCAAAAACCTGGCGGTAACCCTTCTGGTTCTGCCAATACGGTTGTTGATAATACATTAATTGGGTTCTTTATGTTGGCGTATGCTTGGGCAAGGTTATGTCCTGATACGCTAAGAACTTATAATGCTTTTATTGATAATGTCGTTGCAGCTTTATATGGTGATGATAACACTGGTGCTGTTTCTCACATTGCTGCTGAGTTTTACACTCCTGCTAATTTAACAAATGTTATGGCAGAGATGGGTATGACTCTTAATTTTGAGCATAAAGATTTTGTTACAATTCATGATGTTTGCTTTTTGCAAGCAGATTTTAATACAAAGTTATATGGTACTGTCATATATCATGTTGAGCCTTCCAAATCTTATGAGTCAATTAAGTGGAGTGAACATCCTAAGGATCCTTCAATTAGTTTGGCTCGTGCTTGTGGTATGCGATTAATAACTTGGTCAGATACAAGTGCTCGTGAATATTACGAGAAGTATATCACATTTTTGTTACAACGATATGATCACCTTTTGGCCGGTACAAAAGAGTGGCAAGATGCTAAATCCAGTTATAAAACTGACTGGGCTATGGCGCATCTTTATGCAGGGTTTGAAAGTAAAGACCAAAAAGACATTCAAACTCTTATTCGTTGTGTGCAAAAATTCAACCTTTTTGGAGGTCAGAATGTAATATACACAAAAATTAAAACTCAATCTCGAACAATTGATGCTCGAATTGAAAGAAAACTTGGTAGAATGATAGCTAATAAAACCATAACCAGTGAATCGGTTGGATGGTTGCTACAAACTATGGATGGTTTTGCTGATATTGATAGAGAATCTGTAGGTTACCCTGATGTAAGTACAGCTAAATCTCTAGTTCAAACAATACAAACTACTTGTCAAATCAATACTCCTGCTTTGACTGCAGGTAGTAATTATGATGCGGTTGTTATGTTTATACCTCTAACACCTGATTTGACCATTAATGGACCTTTATATAAACCTACAACTTTTGTTGCAAATATTCCTTCAGTTACTTTTGGAGTTGCACAAGATATGTGTGGTGGCTGGGTATGTGTTACTGGTCCTCCTGGTTTTTCCTTTGATCCTGTGGCTATGGCTGCAACATGTGTTGTTAATACAACATGTGGAATACCAGTTGGTCCTTATGATATAGCACCTACTAGAATCGTTTCTTCATCTTGTGAAGTTTATAATACGACAGCTGAATTATATAAACAAGGTTCTGTTACAGTAGCATGTGTTTCTACTCCTCCTAGAGAAACATATTATGCTTCTGGTACTTTGATTTCTGTTGCGCATATAATACCGTGCACAACTATACCTGCTCCTCCGCAGCAGACTGCTGATATACAATTATTTCCTGGTTCTTTGACATGGGATGCAGCTGAGGGAATTTATATGAATGCTAGAGTCAACAATTTTGATAATCCTTTCTTTTATCCTATTGCCTCTAATGCAGGTATATTTTTTGATAGTCCTACTGGAACTAATTATTCTGGTAATGGTGATGGTTGGTTTTCAACATCTATTCAAAATGCTACTGCCTCACCAGCTATCTTTGCTTCTTGTGGTTCATTACCATTTGATATAACTATAGCTCGTTTTAATGGTTTATCTACTCAAACAACATTAACTATGACAGCTAAGTATGTTATGGAATCAGCTCCTGATAATTATGCTCAAACATATATACCATTGATGAGACCAGCATCAGAATATTCATCCACTATTTTTGATATTTATGCTCAATCTATTAAGCACATGCCTGTTGCATGTAAAGTAGGTGAAAATTCGCTGGGTTCTTGGTTTAGTCAGGTTCTTGATGTGGTTGATAAATATGCACTACCTGTTTCTAGTGCTATTGGTACAGCTTTGGGTAATCCTACTGCTGGTGCAGCTGTTGGGGCTGGTTTTAAAGGTGTTGCTATGACTCTTCAACAAACACCTGGTATGAAACGTATAGCTCAACAACAAGCTCGTAAATCTATGATTAGAAATGGTGGTACTATCCCAAAACAACAGATAGTTGTTGTTAAGAAACCACAAAAACAGAAGCAGAAGAAACGACAAACAGTTTCTAAGGAGGCACGCTCGTCAAAAAGAGGTACTCCTAATATGTACGGCGCGTACGGCGGTGCGCGGCTGGGTAAAGGTACCTTTAGATATCTCTAAAGGTATACGCATTCAATTGATTACACTATAATCAATTGTCTTAGTTGCTAAGAAAAGTGATCTTTTCTACTGATAGTGTCAGTTCTTTATGCGTGATGAAAATTCACTTGATATGTTAAGAAATTAACTTTTATGGCATGTCTTTTGTAATCTACTATGGTTATGTACTGAACGAATGGGTTCTTATGATAACGTACTTATAGAGCACTTTATTTTCG